GCATTATTTTAATCTGTAAAAAGAATTGATATATACCTCCAATATGTTCATTTCTGCTATTTATTCTTTTATCTCCTGTTATAGCAATTTTAAAAAGATTATTACCATCAATTAATAATGTATAAATGGTTTCTTCTGGAGGTACATATGTGTCTTTAATATGTTGTCTAATTGGTTGCGGCATATATAAATATATTAATCAGAATCAACTATATTATCATCAATTATTGTTTCAAATTTAATATCTTTTTCACTAATATCTGAAAAATTTTGATTTGTTAATTTCTCCAATTTTTTTAATAAAACTGGAATTTCTTTTTTCTTATATTCTGGTAAATCTTCTGGACTAATTAGACCATTATGAACTAATGTTATTTCACTAACACGTGTTATATTCCATGGAGCTGGTAAATGATTTTTAACAGTTTCAATTTGACTAGTTGTACCTATTCTTATCTTTTGCCCTTTTACTTCCATAATTTCCTTTTTAGTACTAGCTTTAATTATCTTACCAACGTGAATTAATAATCTGAAAGCATAATACATAGACTTACCACCTTTTAATTCAATAGACGGTTTCCCCATGGTAAGCATAGAACTATCCCAAATTTTATTTACACAAAACATTGTATTTGTATATGGCGATCCGATGTTTCTTGAAGCAGGTATTCTAGTATTTATGATTTCATTAAATGCTTGAGATATAGCTCCAGCATCAAACATGTTATTTCCTGATTTAGAAATATATGATCTATAAGATGCGATTGAACCAATAGAATCCCAAATAAAGCATAATGGTCTATCAATTCCCCCTTGATCTTGCATATCTAATAATGTGTTAATGGAATATGCAATATCTTCTAAAACAGCCACTTTTCTTTTTTCTTTTTTTTCAGTTCCATTGGAATAATCTCTATTTCCATATAATTCGCATAATAAATTATTATTAAAATATATAAAATCCCCTTCATAATTTATTATCTTATTAACTGTTCTTACTTCTCCAGTACTTTCATCCACTTCCTCTACGTCACCATAAACTGGAGTTGCTTGCATTCCACAATCAATAGCATGTTCAAAATTAAAATTGTTTTCTGTCTCATATATAACTGGTATAACGCCTTGTTTCATACAAGCAGCTATTACACAATTCTTTATTGTAGATTTTCCAGTATCTGACCATCCTGTTATTCCAGAAATAAATCCCATTGGAATCCCAGGAATTTGTAATGCTTTTTCAAAAGCTTTAGGTAATACCAACCATTCTATTGGTTTATCAGCATTGCTTTTATTTATATCTTGAACGCCTTCAACATCTATTCCTATTTTCTTTTTTAAATCTGAAATATTGAATGCTGATGGATCTTTTTTCTTAATCGGTTGTTTTTTAACTGTCATTTTTATTTATTTTAAATTATTTTTATTCCAACATTTTCTGCACATAGACACATAACTTTCATTACCACCTATTTTTATTTGTTCGCCTTCTTTAATAATTTTATTATTCTCAACTCTAGCATTAATAATTGCTTTACTTCCACATTTACAACTTGTCTTTATTTCTTCAATACTATCGGCTATTTCAAATAACCTTTTAGAACCTTCAAATAAATTAGATTTAAAATCAGTTCGTAATCCAAAACACATTACATTTATATCTAACTCATCAACAATTTTTGACAATTGATCAACATGTTCTTTTGTTAAAAATTGAGATTCATCTATCAATAACCATTTAATTGGATTATAATTAAGGGTTGCTTCCATAAGAGATATAAAATCTACAACTGATTGATATATATCACTATAATCATGAATAACAGAACATTCACGTTCAAATCCAACTCTTGATTTTATAATATTTTCACCATCACGTTTATCTATTGCTGGTTTAAAACACATAAAATTAATATTTTTTTCTTCAAAATTATATGCCATTGTTAATAAGGTTAGAGTTTTTGTTGAACCCATAGTTCCATATTTAAAGAATAGTTTTGCCATATTATAATACAAAGTAAATTATTAGAAAGGTAAATCATCTTGAATATCTTGTTGAGTATTCAGATTAGATTCAATATTTAAATTAGGAATAATTGTTTCAAAATTACTAAAATTTTTATCATCTAAATCATATATTTTTTCATCGCTTTTTCGATCTTCCCAATGTAAAGTTTCTGGATTAAACACTGGATCTCCACCATTTTTTTTGATTTCATCATATTCGTCTTTATCTGCAAATACACCATATTCTTTTACAAACTGAGGAGTTCCCTTAACTGTTACTATTTTCAAATAATCAAGTGGCTTAGGGGGTAAAAGTAACCACCATTTTCTTGGATCGGTAAGCCATTTTTCTAATTGTTCTGGATCTTCTGAGACTGGAGATTTGTCGCTAGAATCGGTAATTTGAGATACTCCAATTTCCACTTTTCCAGCACTATTAACACTTTTTGTAATTGTAATATTTAAATCTTTTCCTTCATGAATGTCAAATATATTATATGGAACATTATGTTTTCTTTCAGATTCTTTTTTTCTATCATTATAAAGCTGAATCATTTTATCATAATTTCCTTTGTTTTTAGAATTACTATTAAAACGCCATAATTTAGGACCATCTGATTCGTTATCTCTATCAATACCCCTCATTAACCACTGTTCAAATATTCTAAATTCCCATATAATGTCTTTTAATTTTTGTTTTGTCATTTCATCTTTTACGGTTTTTAGCTCTTCTTTTGTGTTTTCAATGATAGTACAGAAAGGACATTCTCTTCCTAATCCCAAATGATCAATACCTTCTGTGTGTTTTAAACAAGTATAATATTTATAATCGTTTCCCTTTTTTACTACATGCGAATATATTTTGTAAAATGGTACATTAATATTATTTTCTGGATCAAAAGGCAATGGTCTGAATCTAATTGTTTTTTCTGTTGATTTGCCAGGTAGAGTAACATCTAAGTAGTTTCTTGCATCATATTGAATAAATTTACGATTTTTTTGAAGATCTTTTAATTCTTCTTCTTTTTGCTTCTCTTCTTTATTCTTTGAAAAAAATGCTTCTAGTTCATCAATATTGATATTATAATTTGATGATTTTAAATTTTCCATAAAAATTAATTTTAAAAATTGTTATAAATAAAATATTATATAAATAAAAATATCTTTGCAATATAATTACTATTTTATATTACAAAGATACTTTTTTTTTATTAAAAATCAAAATAAAATGTGTTAAATATTTGTAAAAATATTATAAAGAAATTATTCAATATCGCAAAATATCTTTCAAATTTGCATTAAGATTACTGTGTGATAAAGTTTTCAAAATTTGACTAGGATTTATTGGCTCATTATCAATCTCATCCTGTGTTAAAACATATTCTTTTTTATTATCATCTTCTTCTGATGGATTTATTTCATTGTTTGAATATGCATCATATCTACCTTCTCTATTTTTTTCATCCCAATATTCATTTGGCTTTTGAGTAAATGGAGCAGAATCCAATGAACGTAAATTTAATTTTTCTATTTCTGTTGGAATTCTTTTCTTAATTTCTTGTTTTAAATCATCAATTTTTATATTGGTTTGTGAAATTAATTTATTAGAGTGATTAATTATACTATCAACCTTACTTTCTAATTTATCAAGATACACAAAAAGTTTATTAAAGCTATTTGACATTTTGTCTACTTTATTTTCAATATCATCTTGTGCATCTGTGAGTTCAGTAACATCTATCTCCTCCGTGTTGTCTGATATTGGATCGTTAGGTATTGGAGGTGGTGTTGATTCTGGCTCATTTGTATTTTGAAACATTTCAGGTTGTTGTGTAATTGTATCATCTTCTTGAGCTTCTTCTTGAGTGTCATCTTCTTGCAAAGAACCACCTTTAAATGTATATTCATTGATTTGAAAAAAACGCTTTCTGGCCTCTTCTACAATCTTTTTTGTATCATTTTTCATATTAGTTAATCTGTTAAAACTTGACGGTTATCTTCAATTAATATAATTTTACTGGGTGATTTTTCCAATAAACCATTATCTTTTTTAACTCTAATAATTGTTGCTTCTTCTTCTGGCAATCCATCAATACCGATTATAGAATCCAGTTTGCTTTCTAATTCATTATTCATTTTCATTTTTTTTCTTATTAATTTTCTTATTTTTAGGCAAGAGTGAATCATCTTCTATAATAGATTCACTATCATCATGAAAATTTAGATTATTATCTACAATAACCTCACTATCATCATGAAAAGATTCTTTATTTTCTGCCGTTTCTTTTTTAACAATAAAATTGTTAAAAAAAATTAAATGATCTTTGATATTATTACGTATTATAAATTTTTTCATATAATATTTATTAATATAAATATCATTATAAATAAAAAAAAAACTAAGAATTAATTCTGATTTTTTTTATATTATGAATTATTAAATCATTATTTTTAGATAAAAGTAATAATTTATTTTTATATTTTTTCCAATCTATTTTATACGTTTGATAATCTACATTACCTTTTTCTAATCCACTATCTATTTCAATTAATTTATTTAAGGCATTAATTGAAAAAATACAACCATTTTTTAGATTAACTGGTGTGGCGTTTTCAAAATAATGTTTAAAATTTATATGCCTGTCTTTTTTAAAATTATATGTTATAACATATTCAAAATCATTGTTTTCTATTTCATATATATAGACGTTCTCTTTTTTTATATTAAATTTATTTTTTAAAAATCGTAAAAACCATTCTGTTGTGTTTTTGGGCATAAAAGTTGCTAGTAATACATTTGAATTTTGCATTATATTATATAATATTTACAATAAATTATTTATTAAGCGAATGTATATAAGGTATTATGATTTTATTGGAATATGATATTTCTTTAATTTTAGATGATAAAAATGAGGTATCATAAAAAATATCATTACACTTATTATTATAAAGCATATGTAATACTTTATTTCTTTTTACTCCAATATATTCCAAATCATATAATGAAAAGCCTATTATAAAATCTTTACAAAAAGTATATACAAACGATGTTTGACTTATATAAATATCTTTATCAACGTCAGAATTAAAAAATAATATTAATTTTTTTGCCATATTATAACGCATAGTTAAAATATTACAGTAATAATATTTTATATTATTATCAATATTTTTAATTATTAAATTATAAAATTTATTTAATGATTCTTCATAAATTGTTCTCTTTTCATGTTTAGAAAACGTCCAATATAAATTTTCAGATATTTTATCATCTAAAATACTTAAATGTTTATCTGGAAATAAAGATTTAACAAAATCCCATCCTATAATAAGGGTGGGAAGCGTTAAATCTATATCATTAAAATTATTAGAAATTTTTATAAATTCTTCTATTTTAATGGGATTTTGTGTTATAATATTTGCAATATAGTGCATTATAATAATTAATTAATATATAAACTTTCACTAACAATTGAATTATTTGAATTTCCAAGAATCCTTTTGAAACTTGAATTTCTACTTATTATATATTTATGATCACGATATATATCTTTAGGTACATCGTATATGTATTAATAGATTTTGGAAAATATTTTATTATATCTTCGGATTGATATCTTTTACTTCCGCTCCATTTTATAAATGGATCAAACATAATATATTATTCAAAAGTTGTAAATTCTGCGTTTTCACCAACAAAAATTATATGCTGAGCTTTGCCATTTGAAATAATAACATGAGAATTTGCCCAGTTAGTTAGTCCACTAGTATAACTTAATTTTAAGAATGTACTTGTTCCAACTGATAAAGCGCCATCTCGTCTAGATGGGGTATGTGAGTGACCAATAATATATTTTTGATTAAGTTTTCTAAATTGTTCAATACCTCCTTTAACATTATTATATACTAAATCACCATGCTGAGATATTTCAAAATTACCTATTTTATAAGAATCATCTCTTGATAAACATTTAAAATTCGGAAATCTTTCATTAATAACATATGGTATAATACCATTTTTTGCTTTTCCTGTTAAAGTTAATAAACTAAATTTCATATATTCTTCAGAATTCTTCATGGTAGAACCACTTCTCCAATCCGTTTTTAGAAATCTATCTAACATATCATCATGATTACTCCTAACGATAATAACATTATATTGTTTTATTTTTTCAAAGAAATTAAGCATATTATTTATTTCGTCTTTTAGCGAATTAGTTCCATCTTTTTCTCTTTTAGCTAAAATAAATGGATCTTTTAGTTCATGCGGATTAATCGAAAGTGCTGAAAATGAATCATGACAAACAATAGCTTTTGGCGTTAATTTTTTTAATAAAATATTTAATGTTTTATCAATTACAACTGGATTGTGTTCTCCAACATGTAAATCTCCTAAAACTATTCCATCTATTTGATTAATTCTACTAACGCCTTTGTCATTTACATGATAATATAAGTCTGTGAATTCACCAGTCTTACTATCTGCACTAACTTGCCTTACAAAGAACATATCTTTATCTTTTACCTCAACAACACAAAATCCAAACGTGTGATTAAAATCCCCTTTTGCTCCAAGTAGTGAATCTGTATAATTTTCTTTAGTACATGCACCAGTCGTAAATAACATTTTAGGTTTCATTGGATCAATAACAGGCATTACTTTTAAGTGTAATCTTGGATGTCCTATAATAATACTTTCAGTACTTGTAAGTCCTTCTAGACCCATAAGCGGATTTGACGATGTTGCTGATACTTTAATGTGCGACATCACCTTTACATTATTGTTTAAATTATGAGATGTTGCACTTAAATATGGAATAAGTTCATCCGCCCATGATTCTTTTGTAT